TCGGTAATTTGATTGCCGACCCTCCGCCCTTCCAAATCCGCTTGCCAATAAGACACTTCAACCAAAGTGCCTTTGATTAATGGCGCGTTGGTTGAAAAAGCGCCCAAGATGGGATTGATTGTTACGTCTTTGCGCGCCTTGGTGATCAGTTCCTCAACGAAGAACCACCCAGCGGATGGGTTTGCCAAATAGGTATTAGTATCCGCTATAGACGCTTGGAATTCCCCTGTAAGCGGATCATATTCCACCGTGCCTTGAGGCAAATCTGAAGCGTTAAGGAATCGATCTACGTAATAGATCCCAACCCTAGACCATTGGGCCATGAAATCAGACCCAAACTTCATTGTGCCCTTGGGGCCTTCAGACGTATCTTGTGTCAGATACTCAATACCAAGGGGATCCGGGCTAAAGGCTGCCACTCCGTTAGGGATGTATGTGTCCGTTGGCCCCGCTTGAATAACAAACTTCCCATTGGTAAATCGAGGGTCCGTCGTGTCTGGAATCACCAACCCATTGTACGGCAACCCCAAAGATATCTTTCGCAAAGAGATGAAATTTGTGATGGTGGATGGGGGGTTAGACCCGATTCGGAACGCCATCTTCCTGCCACTTGCCAATGCCTCAGACATCAGCGCCTTAGTGTTCCCCCCGTTAGCGGAAAATATAACAGGCGTCAAAATCCGAATGACCATGGTTTCTTGAGGCAAATGGTCAAAATCCATGTATTGAATATCGGCAACCAAAGCGGGGTCAAAATTTGAAGTGGGTGTCCCGGACTCCAAGCTCCAAATGTATGTCCCTGTCTCTGTCGGAGTCGGGGATACCTCCAAAGCACTAGCAACACTAGTCACCGTATACAGACCCATGCCTTGGACAGATAGAATGTCCCCAACCTTAGCTGCGGTAGTTGTGAAGTCTACGTTGGGGTCACTAAAGACATTACTGCTTGCAATAAAATTCCCATTCGCCCCGTTAGAAACTCGACCCAGGAATCGCTTGATCAATACCGCATTGCCGGGAACCCCATCTTGCGGAACTAAGTAATCCGTTTCACGGACCAGTAGGTTAGCGGATCGCCCATCACGGGACACATATAACCCGCCCCCAACCACCGACTCGAAAGATTCTGGTGAAATTCCCGTGTGACCAAAATTCAACGTGACCGTCGGGGCGTTAGCATATCCATCCACCACAACATCTCGAACCCAATCGAACTTCTTTGCCGTAAACCGATGAATGATGTCTTGGTAATGGATCAGATTCCTATTGATGACACTTGTTGTATCCCCGTCCGTCACCGTTGTAGATAGATTGAAGAAAACCCCTTCGTCGATCCCCGCGATATCTTGCAAGGGCACTGTATTTAGGAAGAAAAATGGGGTGGCTTGAATACCATCAACCAACACTTGATTATCAACCCGACCTGTTGCATGGAAATCCGCCGTGCCATTAATCCCAGTTGGGTCGGTTGGTGTACGGTACATGCCTATAGACACACCGGAATCAGGCAACCAGTTATCAATACCTCCAACTACTCGCCATCCTGGAACGAACCCTAAAGCCCTACACCCGGACAGATCAAGCACACCACCAACCCCGAAACCAATCTCAGCCGAACCGGTAACGGGATCTGCCGCTTCTATAACAATGCGTTCCGCGAATACATAGACCGTAGGCAACCCGATATCAGCGACAACTTCCGCCGTCGTAAAGTAAGTCTTGGATGGGTTTGCCGTTACCAAAGCCACAGACGCCCACGTATGGGGAACACCATCAATGGCAAATCGCAGAACTTCCGTGCCATCAAAACGGAAGATGGAACGAATACTAGACACCAGCCTAGCCTTATTGGTGTACGTCGCAGGGGTGAAGGCCGCTTGCAAAAAGAAGATCGGCTTGGCCTCGAATCGATCCTTATCAATGGGAGACAAATACACCCGCGACCCATGCAAACCCATTTCACGCACGACGTAAGCTGTTCCACCAGGAATCCTAGACGGAACATCCGAACCCTTGTCAACGACAACGACTGATTCCACAGATCCAAGTTGCGTGAACAAAATCGTATCTGACACGCCATCCTGAACTCGGCGAACACGCCCCGTCGTAACATCTACTGTGTTATCACCCCCTGGTCGCAAGGACGCATCAACACCAACTTGATCCGGAACTGCACCAGTCCCATCTGGGGCATCAAGGATTCCAGAAATACCCAACCCACGCCGCGTGTTTGCAAGAACAAACTCCGTCGACAAATACACATAGGATGGGATGTACAACTCGGATGAAACCGCAGTCCCTGGATTGCCAACAGCATCTAACAAACGCACTGGAGCCCTTGTAGGTTGTTCAATGCCTGACAAGGAAACCCCATCGTATACCACGTGTTCGCCCAGAAAGTGCTTGCTGAAGTAAGGGCTTGTCGGGTTAGCTTTTGCCAGGTCGAATGAATTGAACCGCAACTTCCCAGTAGTGGCGGACACCAAAACATTCCCGGGATCTACCGAAGGATGCGCCAATAAAATCGCATCTGTAGCGACTACGTTAGCAGTCAGATACTTACGAGAACCGAAACGGATTAGCGGCGTTTCGGTCAAGGATGGAACAGGAGTGATAAACCACTCATCATCAGTCATCCGACCAATGATGCCATCATTAGTCGCCATGAAAGTGTTGGGGATGTACCATACGGTCTTGCCCAAATTGGCTTCCACGAAAGTTGGGTTGAACTCCAATTTACCATTGGATTGACCCACACGACCGTTATATGTTGTTGGGAAGGTCGCCCCACTTTCACTGTCGGGTCGGACAACGATTCCAGCTACGGGCACAGATTGATTCGCATCGGGGGATGCCCCGATGCGAATCATCCCATAGTCATCTGGCGACCCGGATGAAGGCAACATAGACCCAACGGGCAGGTTCTTGATAGCCGGGATCATATCATAGAAGTCAACATCCTTACGCAGGACCCCCATGTCCAGTGGGGGCGATCCCTTGAATGGTTCCCATCGACGGGATTGGGCAACCCAACCGAAACGGGAACCATAGCGATCGTTCTTTGACCACCAAAATCGAGCAGAACCAACCGTATAATGCACAACCAGGATTCGGTCGCCACGATCAGCGGATAGCCCCCCGCCCAAAGATGCGATGTGGCCGTCTGTCAGGTGAACCATGCCCAAGCGAGAATCTTGTTCACCTTCTTCAAAATACAAAGTTAAGTACGGGTTATCCCCGTGGCGGGCCTGACCACCATGGTTAGCAGGATTGGTGTCGTTGGGGTCCTTCCATCCATCATCATCGTAGTTCGACACATCACCACGGGCTACGACAATAGAATATATGCGCCCAATGTCTTTGTTGTCGTTATCCGTGACCAAGGCAACCCTTGAACCATCGGTAAACGCACCTACCGTCTCCGTACCAACGGGAAACTTCCCATAGCCTGTTTCTGTCCACCATACAGGATCTGGGTCTACAGGGCCCGCCAAATTCGCCGTGTTGGCCGCCCACACCAAGTACTCTGTTGGCGTGGTCCCAGGAGCACCTACTATTGCCGAACGGTATTGATCCGCGGCAGCATCCACGAATGATGGGGCGTCAACATCCAAATCATAAGCTGCCGGAACCGGACGAGCATCCCGAACAACACCTGTTTGCGTCATCCCAGTTGTCGGAGAATTAGCGGGGGCCACTTGCGAATCCCGCAACACACTGCCTGTCCCGAACGATCGAAATCCCACGGCTACACCACCTTTGAAAACGACGGTCCAGTAGACGGCAATGATCCTGACTGACCTACCACCTTACCGTTACCAACACCCGTCAGGACCAAAGATGCAATACCAAACCCTAAACCATGAGCTAATTTAATCGACGCCGCCCCAGTCATACTGTTGTTTGCCATTGCCTTTTGTAGTTTCATGATAAGAGCAGAAGGATTCGATATCACCACCTTTGATACATCCGTCCCAACCCCTACCGTGGGGCACACCCCGGTGTATCCCCCAAACTGCGTTAAGGCATGGACAACAGCCAAAGTCACAATGGCAGACAAACTCGTGGATAAGGGGCCAACGATACCCGCAGAGGACAACCCCTCCGTCACCAATGGAATTGCAGGGTGTATGATTATCTTGGTGTTGTGCTTGTGAATCACCCCGGACCCAACCGTTCCGGTTGATATGCCTTCTACGACCACATTCAATGGGTCAGTAACCCAACCCAGAAATCCTTCCGCAATGGACCATGCCAATTGATCGAATGCAGCACCTTCCATTGGGAACACTGATGAACCCTTATACATTTGCAACGCACCATAAACAACAACCTCGTTCAACCCAATACCAACGCTAGGGTTCTTTACCACAGGGGATTTGTTAAGATTGGAAGTCACTTGAATCCGCCAATGTTGAAAGATTTTGCCCCTATACCCCAAGTCGAGTAAGGCAGCCCAGTAAAGGGCTCCAAACTTCCTGAAACGATTATCGATCCTATCTCAGTGATGGGCCCTCCAAAGTATACACCCGCACCCCCCATTATCGCAGCTTGGCCTCCCGTTGAGACCACCGCCACACCAGCCGTACCAGATACCGTGGCCATTCCAGCGGCAGCTGTCATAGACAAAGACCCCGCTTGAGCTGTACCAGAAATGCCCGATGTCCCAATCTCTATCTTGGATGCCATAGCCCGGGCAGTCCATGACCCTAAATTCGTCTCGTAAGTCATATTGCCGATCAGAATGGTCGTTTTATGGCTACCTGCATTGAACTGTTCTTCCCGGTCACCTAAGGTATACAACACCCTTTCTGCAACACCCGCATATGATGGGGTGTACGTCCGCTCGTGTAAGGGCATGTTTGTCGGCATCCCATACTTGGGGCCGCCAAAAGATTCTTGCGCTTTGCCATTGGAATGCATCTGGTAGGTGTCGGTAGATATAGATACTCGGGCCGCCCCATCCAAAGTCAGATCCCCATGAGACGTGATGCCAACATTTGCTGCATTGATCGTAGCCGCCCCAGCTTTGATGGCAACCAACCTTTCAGCTTTGATACGAGCACTGGTTCTGGCCAGAATGTCTACTGATGGTAAGTCCCCTTCCCCACCATCGGTACCGTTATTACGTTCACCAACAGCAGAATTGTTCTTAGGCGGCCCCCCACCGTAAATCTGAACAGACCCTTCAGATGCCGATATGTTCAGGGATGACTTGTTGTTGGTAACCCATTCTAAGTGACCGTCGGAGATAAACCGCATCCCCCCGCCCAAACCAATCTTCAATGAACCGGACATCGCAATTTCAGCCGAAAGTCCACTAGGTTTACCACCAATAGACGCCCTAAACTGCCCAGACTTGTTTACACCCCAAAATGTCCCTTGTGACTCAGTGTTACCCACCGGAGGAATCATGCGGAATAACGACGCTAATTGATCTCCAACCGGAGTCCCCCCATTCAAGTCGGCTCCATCCAACCGTGGGACTGGCATATCCCCTTCAAAGATCCGTGCCACCAATGGAACACCATACTTTTTGCGACCCTCCTGGGAATATGGGTCATTACCTACTACGGAGCCCATGACGAATTCCATGAAAGGCACATTAGACGGAGGTGTTACAGGGTCCGCATTCGGATTCGACCCTGGCAAACGATCTGCATCAAACAGATCTGTTTGTTCCGTAACCGGGAGAATTCCATCAGATGTGTGGTTGACCTCAATACGATATTCCGTAAAAGTTCTTTGCCCCGCCGCGGTTACGGCATTTGACTTACCATCAGATGCCACACGATAGATGGATTTGCCTCCGTAATAACCTGACGGATCGTGCTTAGCGTCAACGACAAATCCTGTTTCACTGATGAACCCACCATTCGCCAAGAACACATAAGGATCTAAAGCACCCCCACTTAGAATAGTCGGACGAGACTTGCCGTCAGCCAAACGGGATCTAGCAAGCAAAGCCGTTGGGGATAAAAACCCACGCGGGGCTTGTTCATTCGTTTCGTTATCTGACACATGGAACGGTTCTCCGTCCAAGGACTGATTGACGTCATCCCAGTGAGTACCATCAGACACCATCGTCTTAGGCAGGAAGGTAGCATCCCGTTGCACCATGCCCGCATAAACACGCGCCCCGGCCATTGCATGAAACTGCTGCAAGGATCTAAGGACCAACGCCTGGTCTTGATCCCGAAGACGAATTTCATTGCCTCGCCGATTAGCCAGCATGACACCTTCATCCAGCACCAGGTCTGATCCTTGGGATGATGAAGCCAGAACATTGCCCGGGTGCATGTGCCGCATCTTCATGCGGACCATCGCATGGGCGCCTTCCGTCATTGTCTTAGCTCGTTCGGATGACATGTCAAATTCATCTGGGTCAAATGACGCGACGGTCGTCCAATGACGGGCAAAGGAAGTGCCCGGTAAGACCCACGCCAGAATCACTGGAGTCTTGGTTCCGCCCCCTGTTTCCGAGCTTTCTTGTGGTAACCACCCAACGACACACATATCACCGATCTCAGGAAGCGCCCCAAAGAAATGCCGCATACCAGCACCCGGGAAAGAAATGGGAACTGGAACCCGTTCGTATTGCCCCGCCGTTCCAATAATGGTGCGGAGAGTAGCCGTGAAGGCTTCATAGTCAATGTTGACAACCCTAGCCACACCCATGCCCCAATTCAGGTCTGGGTTCATCCTGTCCAGATCGCCACGGGCCTTGGCTTCGGATGCTAAGATTCTCGACCGTTGCCCAACATCCCGAGCATGTGAAGTCTTAGCCATTTGGACTACCATCAGTTAGTTTCTTCTTGATGTCCGCAGCGGTCTTCTTAGACGCCTCAAACGCCCTTTTCGCAGCATCTACACTACGAGCTTGCTGATCAAAATGTGCACCCAACCCACTAGCTGCCTGAATGATAGACGTCGGATGACCATTGGGCGTATCCCCACGCAAAGCTACTTGAGATTGAACCCACGGGATGGCAACTTGAGATGTAGTCTGTTGGACCCATTGGACAGTACGATCCACCGCCGCTTCCCCTGATGCGTTGCCGTAATTCGGTTTTCCCGCTCCGGTGAACTGCACATAGCCTTTGGTTCCCGCAATATCCAGCAAAACTGACGCCTCAGATGCCTTACACGAACAAAACCCCCGCGACGTATGCGGAACCAAATCTGCCAAGCTATAGGCCGCGTTAATGATAGGCAACTTGGTGATGCCGTCCTTACCATCAGCCACCCAAGCAGCCAATCCAGTCTTCAAAGCATTGCCGTCCGTAGCCGTCTTATCCCGAATCAGATGATCCGCGTTGACATAGTTCCGGCCAAGAACCCGAACAACCTCGTCTTCCAAGTATTTTTCAGCTATGGCCCCAGCCGCAGCGACCCGCTTCACCAGTTTCGGATTATCTGGATCCGGTTGATCAATGAAAATCTTCTGCTTCCGAACGAACACCCGTAAGATGTCATCCACTAACGTCTTGGATAACATGGAGAAGATGTCTTGCCGATGCAAAACATCAAACACCCCTTCCGGATCAATAGTCACATCACGCCCGTACCTGTATGACCCAATAACGCGGTAACCTTGAGCATCCGATATGGGGAACACAGGTGTCGGAACCAAAATCGCCCCACTACCTGATTTGCCTGCCTTACCCCTGACCTTACGAACCTTTTGGGTGGTGATTCGAGAAATAGCCGTGGTCTTCGAGATCCCCGTCGCACTACCTAAGAAATTATTGTAAGAGGACACAATAAAATCAACAACTTCTGGACTCAAACCCAGAGATTGCATATTTGCAACCCATGCTTCTTGTGATAGCATGAAAGCATTGAAGTAGGCCTCAACGTAAGCTCTAGCCAACGGAACCCATGCGTTCTTGATGGGGACCATATCTGACCCAGCCCACGCTGTCCTAATGTTTCCTTTGCTATCCACCTTAGCCTTGCCAGCCGTGGTTAACTGCCCCTTATCATCTTTGTCCTCAGCAAACACATAACTATTCAAGGGAACTTTGGTGGATACCTGACCACCATTAGACGCCGAGACGTGAACAGGCAGATCCACCTTGGGAAAATCAGGAATCTTGGCAGCATCCGATGGAACGATCCCCACCTTGCACGCTGCAAAGGCTTTCCCCATGACCTTGGACATACTCATCAACCACGGACCCATAGCCCATTCCAACGTGTTCGTGGGCAAGGGCGTTCCTATGCTGTCAGACCTATTCAAATCTGACACATTCCGCTTCCATGCTTGAACCATATCATCGCCCGATACGATGACCGCTACCTTATACGTATTCGACCCGCGATGATTATCCCTAAACACCCGATGAGACGCGAACATCAGTTCACGAATCTCCGACGTAGGCAACACTTCACCAGCCGGATAGTTCGTATTGTTGGTGAACACCGTAATGCCGCGCTGTGGAACCTTATCCTTCAACTCAGCTTCCGGCCGTAACCCTTCAGGGCCTGTCGATGGGTGTGCCACATATTGTTTACAAGGCAACTCTTTCCACATAGGCTCCAAATACGCCGATGTCGTCACCAACTTCTTCTTGATCGTATCCGCATCCTTAGTCAAATGAATGGTCAAAAGGTCTTGGCCTTGATCCTTGGCATGTGGAGAGGATGACGAATAGTAACGATACGATCCTGGCAAGGACTTGTTGGAAAACACTGCCTTCTTGTCCGACAGCATCTCAAGCAAAGTAATAGATGACCTGGGGTCCCCTGTAAACTTACTTTGGAACGAGTCGGGGGCTTGAAAAGAATCGGTCACCCGGCGTAGCAACCGCCGGAACTCCGCCAACTTACTATGATCATGCTCCGAAATTTGATCTACTTGCATGCTTTTGGCAGCATGTTCATCCATGGCTTGATGCAATTTACGATCAGCCGCCAGTTTCTTTGCATCCGCCCGGTCTGCGGCTCTTGATGCCGCGGTTCCAACTTCGTTGGCCCCAGGCATCTCCGCAGCCCGGGTTGCCGCTTCTTGCAATTCCTTCGCCACCTTAGCTAAGCGTTCCAACTTGGGCAAGGACTTAGCGACCTTTGTAGCTTGCTTTTTTTGGTAGGCAACCAAATCCCCAGCCGCTTTCATTACGTTCACCGCCCCCTTCATACCCTTAGCAATGATGGGGGAGACGAACTTCTTTTCAATCTGATCATCTGGTACGGAGTTGGGCGTCTTAAGATAAAACCACATGCCTTGTTGTCCGTCGCCGTTCCGGACAACGTAATACGGCCCAGGACGTTCCCCTGAGTTATCAGGCCACGAGTCCACGATGGACATTCGCACCGCTTGTTTCATCAAGTATTCCAACGTTGCGGGGTCAGTGATTTTGTCGACATCCGACCCCACAATCAAAAACATTGGATCGATTTGATTAGGGTCCAAAGCCATGACGACGTTCGGGAAACCTGACAATCTGGGGCGCCCAGACAAATCCAAAACCTCCAATGGCTTTTCCGGCAGTAACATGTTCGACATATCAATAGCTTCAATGCCGCGTTTGTCCGGGTAACCAGGAGCGAAGAACTTGGATCGTTTACCAATCAGTTGCAACGACGTAACACAACCAGACCCAACGGAAAATGAATGGGCAAACGAATTGCAGTAGTAGAAACAATCCAAGTAGGGAACATAAACTGGGTAGCCTGGACGCAATTCCGGTCGCAACGGGATAGTCAATGAACCTGACTTGGTGGGGGCATTCATGATGTCTAAGCGATTGACCGCCGCATAGAACATCGACTTTTCATCAGTGAAGTATGACGATTCAAAATTCCCGGGCCGCCACCCGAATTGAGACACCAAACGGTAATCTATGTAATGACCTTGAACCCCCATTTCATTGTCAATGCCTACCTTGATGTTCGAGAAATGAGACCCTTTACACACCATGTAAGTGGCTTGAGGTTCCTTTTCATCAAAATTGATCGAAATGATGTCAATGTCCTCAATACGATAAACCCGCGATCCGCTAGTATCTAAGTTGTACATCGGTGGTTTGAATACGAAATCACCGTCCACATCTTGATAGAACTCGAAACCCGTGGCTTCACAAACTTTGTTTGCCACATCCAACTTGGATTCATAGGTAGACTCAAACAATTGGACGGAACCCCATTGGGCAACGTCCGAAACAAAGGCTTGCATCTCGGCCATATTGATTTCCAACTTGGTAGATGATGCATTTTGGCCGGGAGGCCGACGAGAGCGTGCTTGAACCAAAGCCTCCAACTTTCGCTTGTTGTATAACCCAACGGAAATGGCTTGAGACAAGATATTGTCGCCCTTGGCCCGATTACCGTTGAACCGACCGCGGACTAATGACATGAGTTCGGATGATGAAGCACTAGCCAGGAAAGCCGCTTGGACAGAATTGAACATTTCCCCTGTGATACCATGCATCCTCAGCTTGATATCCTTCAAGCTGAATCGTTTTTGCCAATACTTGAGGTTCAAGGAATAGAGGGACTCCCCCGTCAAGTCAGACGACGCCGTTTGGTTGGTCTTTTGGGCCAGTGCCCATGAAACCCCTGCTGCCGCCCCGGCAGTATCGTGATGCAACGCATACATAATTTCGTAAGGATGTTGGCCCGTAAAATTGTTACCCAACAAACTCATCTTGTTCCCAGAGTTCGGGGCACGAGCACCAAACACCGATGCGTTAGTTGACATTTGCTGGTATTGCCAAAAATGCAACATCGACACGCACTGAATAGACGCGGTATGCATACCCCCCGAATAGGAATGGGACACTTGAGTCATAACCCCGTGGAACACATGATAGTATGGGTAAGCCAGGACATTTTCGATGTTGTACCCATCCAAATCCAAAGACTCTAGGGTGGATGGGTCAAAGGATGATGTCCCGGTTCCTCCTCGTGTCAATCGCCCATCGGAGGTTGTGGATGGGACTCCTTCTTTGGCGGACAAGACATAAACCTTTGCGCCTGTCTTGGGGTCTTCACCTTGCTTGATCCCCATTTGTCGCATCAAGGTCTTAAAGCCTGGCATACCGTTATCAGGAACTTCTGGGTTGTCCCGATAACGCAAGAATCCTTGATCACCATATTTTTGAATGAACGCTGCATGTGCCTTAGTTGCATCGTAAGCGGAATCAAAAGTGGCAAACTTTTGATCGTATGACCAATACAAATCCCCCTTATGGTATTGACCATCTGGATTTGGCGTGACACTGAAGCCATCTTCTGGCCCGTCCTTCTGTCGTTTTTCCTTCGTCTTGAAGGTGACGGATGGGCGACCCGCCGTACCAGGGGATCCCGCTTTTTGGCCATACATCATATGATCCTTACGATGGATCCCCCCAGATTCATTGTACGACCACACTAAGGACTTGGCGACGAACCGGTCTTGCTCTAATTGGTTCCCTGGATACGTCTCAACAGCCACCTTCCGAATGACCCCTTCGAATCGTTCCTTCCATTGGACTGGCGTCAACTTTTCACCATCTCCAGGTTTTGGAACAACCTTGCCCGCCGGATCTTCCTTCACCACCGGATTCGGGGAGGTCTTAGAATCAAGCACGCTCAACTTGGATTTTTCGGTTTGTTGACCAAGATTCGAGTACATCCCTTTGACAGGGAAATACCCGCGCATATAAACGTGAACTTCCAAACCAGGACGCAAAATGAACTGGGCGTCCCGGATAAAGGAATCCCGATGATGTGAAGGGATTACTAGAGAAAACGTGGCTGATCCAGACCCAGGATCACATCCCGCATCTACCGACACCTCAGTAATAAACCTCTGTAAATCAATGGATGAATGACACCGTTGGCATCCAGGCAAAGTCAGATCCCCGTTAACGTAAACCAAGGCATCAGGCGTCACTTGCACCAATTTCTGACTACCAAGACGCCACGTCCCGACATAAGGCCTATTCCCGATACTCATGTGGAAGACCTGACCCTAAATGGATCCACATTGTTTGGGCTAGACATGGCCACCGCACGCTCACCCAACCCAACATTGTTCACGTTAGACTTGATAAAGCCTTTGTTTGATGGGGGGCTTGAGTTAGCCGGTGGTTGCTGCCCAATCTGAGTAGAATCCAGGGTTCTGAATGAATCGGCAAAGGGAAGGACCGCATTTTGAGGAACCACAGACAAGAAAGCATCGCCAACACCAACTTCCCGGCCTTGCGTCCTTATCACCCCATCAGAACCGACCGAAAAATAACCCGCTCGCGTGCTAGATACATTGCTCATCCCCTGATACCGTGGATCCGACAAACTTGGAACCGGAGACATCATTGGGGTCACGGCATAGGATGATTGCGCTGTATCTGCCATGGCGGACACGACAAATTCAATGCTAAACTCAACCCCACCATGCATGTGCTCTTCATCCAATGTGAAGTTGAAAGACTCCATATGCCCATAGTAAACCCACCCGTCATACCGAATAGACAATGACCCCACAGCTAAATGAGCATTAGATTTACCCACAGTATCATGAATGTACCCCGCATTCCGAAACATGTGGAAAGCATTCATCAAGTTTTGCCAAGCCCTGGAATCACGCCTTGATGCAAACTGAACCCCACGACCACCGGAAACGAAAGCCCCGCACCTAGCGGTAAATGAAATCTTTGGTTGCTCTTCCCCCCACGCTTGAAACACAAACCCGTATCGTGATCGATCCTGGAACTGTTGAATCTTGCTGTAAGTTGTGGAGAATGTTGTGGGGTTGATCAACAAAACCAACGGCGGGGTGTTGACCATGGCCGCCAGTTGTCGTGCGATATCCACTGCCGTGTACACGTCCGCAATAGCAGGGGCCCCTAAGTTTCCCCCCACGTCATCGACTTTAGAGCCATCCGCGGAAGGTTTCTTACTAGGGGTGCTATTGCGTGCTACAAATTCCTGAATCGAACCCATGCCTGACCTGGATGTATCGAAACCTGCAATCCCTGATTGGGCCAGGGATCTACGAGCCATGACATACCCAGTCAGATCAGTGCCAAAACCAGAACCTACGGAGAAATCAGTCGCTACCGAATTAACCTTCTTGTTTTGAAACCCACCATCTTCACCATAAACAAGTGGGGGTTCTACTCTGATCATGAAAGGAGACATAGTTCGGAGCAATGCATCCGACATCTCAACTTGTGGTGCCTGATTCGGTTCTAAGTGAACAGTAATGGCATTAGGCCATTGCAACCCTTGAAAGTCCTCGGGGACAGGGGGTTGCTTTACCGACTGTTCCATCATGACCGCTTCAGATTCTTGTTGCCGTTTCGACAACTGTGCCCCAGGCGAAACCAATCCTTGTGCTGAAGCACCCGTTACCGTAGGGTCGCGCAACCGAACGGAAACGGTGTCAATACCTGAAGTCGCTTTTGTCCCCCCTTTATGTTTCTTACTCCCGGCAATCCCGGAACCAGATGGTGGGGTGGGAGTGAACCCTGTAGTCGCCGCACCAAGGAACTCCGATGATGGTGGACGATAACCAGGGGGCTTATCTTCACCTGGATCATAAACCGTCACGGATAAACCAGCGATAACGACTTGCTTAGGCATCACCCAACTCCTTGATTGCGCAATGTGCTAATGCCCAACCGATCTATGGATGAAGCTTGTCCTTGAGCACCAGTTGGACCCATGGCATTCAATGACATAGGACTACGAAACCGCTGGATCTCATCAGAAACCTCAAAAGTAGCAGTTAAGATGAATTGATGCGGCTGAGTGGCATCTTCAGACACACTAAAGGTCTTGAACCACCCTAAATAAATCCCTCCATCAAAAGTCACCTTGATGATGCCTTGGAACACGATCCTCCCGGCCGTGTCATAAATGGACCCGTTGTTATGAAACATGGATAACATATCCAGGTACTTGTCATATGCGATGGTTTCCCGACGTGTACCCCCGGCCCCGTATGCCCCCGGCCCCCCAGTAATGTTAGATAAGCCCGAATACAACCGAAGGAATCCGCCAGTAGCCATATTGAAGTCAATGGTCTGAACTCCGTCCCCCCAATGTTGTTCGACGTAACCCCCCTTCGTTTGTGTGCGTTCAATAACTTTCTCGTAATTCAACTGCATCGATTGAGGGTTGACATGTAAGACTAAAGCCATCCCATCAGGCAAAAGGGACGTTTCATAGTCTGGCGCCAAGATGTCAAACACCACGGGCTTCCGATTGGCCGCAAGGTTGAATTCATCGTTTGGCGACGAAAAAGCAGATCGAAATAATGGGATAGCATTGCTACGCCTTGCCATTATGTCCTCACCCGCATAGTCTCCAGGGCCTTCAAGATAGCGTTAGGTACATCACCCCATTGATTGACATTGATGTTGATAACACCCCCGCCACGACCACCACTACGACGACCCCGGCGATGAATATCCACCACGTCATCATCCGCTATCGCGGCGAACTCACGACGTCCGCTAGAGTCAGAGTACATCAGTTCGCCATCCTTCATTCTTACGACATTACCAGAAGCCGCTAAAGCCCTACCACGGAGATCCTCATTTTGAATGGTGTCCGCCCGACCGGCCAGAACGGCCCGGGCCGCAGCTAAAGCTTCTTCCTGTTTGGCACCACCACTCATCAGAGCACTGGCGATGCGAGTTGCCTCTAAGGTTTGGAATATCTTTTCGAACCCCTTCAAGGTTTCTTCACGGTTACGTCCCGTCCGCTTGTCTGCTGCTCGTTGATCCTTTTCAAAAAAGAATTGATCCACTTCTTTTTGGCTCTTCTCATACTTTTCTTCATCCCCTTTGGCAGACGAGTACGCCGCAATTCCAGCAGGGACCGCCCCAACCCCAGCAGTCAACAATCCACCGGCGACAGCCCCCCCAAGTCCTTGCGCAATGGGATCTAACGTAGGGCCCAACACTTGGTTTTGTTTATAGGTATGCCCTGCAAGTGCCCTTTCCCGTTCCAGTTTTTCTTTTTCTGCCTGGGTCATGGTGACCAGAGTCGCCTGTCTAATGATGTCGTCCGCACTACCTCGAGTTTTGGACCGATGTACTTGCCGTTTGACTTCCCGTTGACGAGTGATTTCCTTCTCGATCTCCTTTCGCTTTTCACGGGATCCCTCATCCGTTCCTTTGACATCACCTAGCATCCTCGTCAAATCTTCGATTTCCTTCTGGACCCGATTTGCGGCTTCATCCTTCATTTCCCGGTTAGCCATACCCTTGAAACCTGGAATGAAACCCAAAGCCGATACAATTTCGCGAATGGAATCATCAATGGAGTACAACAACGCTTCAATCCGACTCTCAAGTATTTCCGATAGGGATCGGGTGTTGTCCCGAATGTCACTGGCTATTTCTTGATCCTTGATCCAAGCGTCCTCCTTCTTCTTCTTTTCCTCTTCCAGTTTCTTAGCCCCATCTTCAGCGGTCGATATCATCAGGCCCATTTCCTTGCCAATCCCCTCCATGGTCACTTTATCGCCCTTGGACTTCAATGATCCAATAGCATCTCGTAGCATGTCCATGTCTTGTGGGGTCATCTTTCCGCCAACTTGTTCCGCAGCGATTCGACCCACAATATCTTCAGTGTCCATCCTGTCCATATCCAACCGGCCGCCTTCAACAGCATGCGCGCCACGCACCTTTGCCATCAACCCGCCATACGCCCCCCAATTTTGTATGGCATTCACACCCCCACCTAACCCCCCCTTCCCTTCACCCGCTCGGGCCACCATTTGGGCATGAGCCGTCTTGGTGCCTAACCCCACTACACCTTCAACCTTATTCAAATCCGCACGCAGAATGTCCGCTTGGTCTCTAGACATTTGACCTAAACCCTTGGCTAAATCTTCCGGGGACATGTCCGCTCTTAACCCTGCTCTTTCCAATGCCTTATTCAGAGTTTCCTTGCCTGCGCCCCCCTTCTTCTCGATATCCCTGAAGGACTTACCCAAGGATTCAGCTTGGATCCTGGCGTCAATCTTCGATGTTTCCCGCACTTGCCCTTTGCCCATCTTCTTGAAACTAACAACGGCATCTCTGGTCGACAAATCTTTGCCTTGCCCCGCCAAAGACTGAGCCCATGCTTTGCCTGCATCTGGGCCCAAAACCTTCCCAGCCTTAGACAGAAGACCGATAGTGTCTTGTAACCGCACGTTGTACATAGACATGCCTGTCGTAACTTCCAAGACCATGCCGTAGAACCGCTTGGTGTCAAAACCTGATTGCTTGGCCGCCGCCGCGATTTCATGAAAATTATCCCGAACACCCTCTAAGGTTGATGACGTTTCTTCAGCCATCTTTGCCATATCGCCAGCAACTCTATCCGCGGACTCCCCCAGCAACTTGGCATAGATCACCGTGCCTTTAATCGCTTCCCGTAACTTCAGGGCCGCTTCAGCACTATTCTTGGACCCCTCTTGGATTTTATCTAAAGTCATGCCCCCTTTCTGCAATGATCCTAGTGCCGATACTGCATCCTTGGTGGAAATTCCCATATTTTCCAGGTAATCAGCGGCGGCACCCCATCCGGCAAAAGCTTTACGGACATTTTCCATCCCGCCCGCGATATCACTTCCGAACTCTTGCCCGGAAATACCGGCCTCAATCATTGATTTGTTCAAATCTTTGATTTTGGCATCGGCATCCATAACGACTTTAGCCAATGCCGCCAACCCAACAGCAACCCCGGCGATTGCCATGATGGCAGGCCCAATCGCCGCTAACCCCTTACCTAAACCAGCGACAGCATCGCCGCTAAGGCCGCCCATAGCGGTTGCTTCCATCTTGGTACCAGCAGCTGTAGCCGCCTTCCCCATCTTTTGGAACATCCCAAAGATCGAACTCATATCCTTTGACTTAAGAGTTTGGAAGGCACCTTGAATGCCTTCGCCAAAGGTTTTGGATGCCTCCCCCATCGCTTGGGCCATCACCCGCTTAGACTTAGGGTTGCCAAAGGTCTTACTGATTTTCTCAGCTTGATCATTCAATATCTTGAAGCGTTCCTCATCCCCCTTCAGTAACGCCTTTTGCATTTCGTCTTTGACACGCCTAAGTCGCTTGTCTAATCTTTCAACATTCTTACTCCCCCAATCCATTTGCCTAGACTTCACGATAACCTCATTGATGAGGTTATCCATGTTCTCTCTCACCTTTCCGATCTGGTCATCAAGACCCGCATACATAAGGTTCTTGGACGCCATGATCTATCCCCCTACCATTCCGAAGGAAAAGGTTCTTGGGGTTCTTCACCCCCAGATCGGAAAACAACATTACGTTCTTCTAAACGCTGCTCTAACGGTATCCCGTCATTGGGGCTGACAATAACCATTTGACCATCATTGACTTGAAGCGCCCCCGAGTCCGCTTCCCGACCCAAAAACTTCGTATACAAATGCTCCCGAACTACTTCAGGGCCACCCCCAACTTGCCGAACACCAGGGACGCCTTGCCCACGTTCTTTTAGAATTTCTGACAATTCCTGTGCAGAGTAACCAACTATGGGTTGCGGGGTATCAGAATTGATGTCATCACGAGCTACCGCCAACATGGCAGCTTGCTCAGCCAATGCCTGTTTATGCTTTTCGTAATTACTAGCCACCATCCTCTTATAGTTATTCACAATATCATCATGCCAATCCGCTTCCCCAGACACCCACCGACGCATTTCATCCGATAAGTCATCGGCAGACTTCCCGCCACTTTTCAAATCCCCTTTGGTCTTATCAAGTTCCTCCTTACGAATGACCCCCTTAACCGTGTAGAAAAACGTATCCTGAACTCGTTGCCGACGATCTTGCTCCTCCTTACGATTTTGTTTATCCCGGTCATCAATCTTCTTGACCCCCTTGGATGCATGTACGGACGTGGCGAATTTGATCCCATCCCAATACACATCATCCTTAACCCTTTGATCTTCGATCTGATTATAGAACGTCCACATACGTTGAACGTGGTTTGTTCCAATCTTCGTATTCAGCTCGTTGTGACTAGAAAATGGTTGATTCCCAAAAGACTTCCATTTATACCTAGAAACCTTTTCGTAAGCATAGGGTTCCACGGCATCCAAGGCCGCGGTTACCCGATCAAGCATGGACATGACTTCATTGAATAGGATGACCCTAACGTTGGGCGGGAGTTTCCGAATGGATTTTGCCATCAAAGGAACAACATTATCCTCATTCAATAAATTGTAGCCCCCTACCATCCAAATAGATGAAGCGATAGCTATACACACCCATTCATCATGGGCTTTGCTATGGGATCGATGCCGGAGAAGGAACCGATCCCCGGGCCCTAACGACCGGAAAGAAAAACACACCCCATTGATGGTCACATTATGAGTCAAGAAACCAAAATCAAGTAAGGTTTCAACGTCCTCATACAAAGGGGCGCGTTGTTCGCTCGTTGTTCGTGTTAACCCCACTTGCCTCATTCAAGAGCCTCTCACAAAGGTTTCTTGGGAGGCGTGAAACGCGGGTTGGTTCCACGAGGAACTGACGTCGTGTCCTGATGCTGTGCCTTAGCATGAGGGGCAGTGAGTTCGTCGATCGGACTCATCCGATAAGCCTCAACCCCATCTACCGTGCGGCCTGTGTAAAGAAGTTCATCCGAGGGGGGTTCACCCCTGTCGCTATCTCCGGTTATCTCCTTTGTAACTTCACGTGCCCCCAAGTGAGGTGGGCGACGCATACTATGGGCGGCGGACAGAACTGATGGAATGTCTTGTCCATAATCTACGGCATTCCGCCGTTGAAGGATCAAAAGGTTCTCCGCTTTGATGGCATCGTTCATTGATGCCGAATCCCCCGTGTCCACAAAAGAATCTTGCACATCAGAAGATGGGGTTTGATCCACAGGGTCTGGCTCTGGTGCTGGTGTATGAATTGGATGATGTGAGCCCATGGGTTTGGCTGCGTGTGGGATAGCCGATTGACGATGACCCTGCGTTACCGTGGCGGGTTCAGATGTTGCGGCAGCATGAACTTCAGGAGCCGAGTCCTTTAGATCATCTTCAACTTGATTCAACCCATCATCCTTAGGCCCAGTTTCCTCCCGCTGAATAGTCTTTACCAACCTGGACATGTCACTTTCCAAGGTCTTCTTTTCTGCTTCTTTTCGTTCCTTCAATGACGTGAGACGGGATTCAAGGCGTTCAATTTCCGTATCCAAATTTGAAGGGGCGAACTCAACCAGATCCTCAGCCTGATCTTCAACTCGATTCAATAGGTCTACATACTGACGGTAAACTGCAATACGAGCCGGTGACGCCCACTTCAATAACATCTTCCGCATCGCCACATGCCGCGGAACTTTAACTGGAACCGCTTTCTTTGGCGTGTCTCCTTTACCTTCAACTTCTAAGGTCTCTCCCGTCTCCACGTACACAACATCCCGAAGGTCCATTGAACCGACAGCCACTATGGCATAAGATAGAATCGCCAATTTGACCCGTTCAATGTACTCCAAAGTATCTAGATTTTCATCGCCATCCTTGGTTACCACATACCGCTGTACTTCGGCTTCTTCTTCAGGAGAAAGTCGACGTAAGGTGACGGTCGTACCGTTCACCTTGAACGAAATCTCACCGTTGCCGACTGCTTCAATTGGGGCGAGAACCTGCCCCAAGATTTCCATTGTAATCTGCATGTGTCGCTATCCCCTTCAAATCCATGGGGAAGCAACCCTGCTACATCGTGGGTCTAAAAGGCCCTATGTCAGACAGCCCAAGGTGTTCGTGCGTGTATCAGGTCTGGTTTGTTTGGCCGTCCCGTCGCCATTAGCAAGGGAGGATACAGCTCAAGATGTTTGTTCGTCTGTCAGGTCGGGTTTGTCTTCCGTCGGACCACCCCATGCAACAGGGTGCTTCCAGTTCATCTACATTCTACCATTATTGTTGCTTACCGCCTACTGAACGAATGACGATTGAACCCCGCCGCCAATACCCGATCCAGCTTCCGGGATCTTAAAGCCTGACTCCCGGAATCGAATCGACCCCAACTGACCAATAGTCGGGTCGTTGCCCGTTGCCAGAAATTCACCATAGACCGAAGCGAAGTCATGGACATCAGTAACCGTAATGTCACCAGACTCCATGATGAAACCCTGATCCTTTGAAAAGGTCGTGTTCCACCCGCTAAACCAGCATGCTTCATAGATGGTAATGATAGCGGAGTGCCCACGGTTGCTTCCGGGATGCCCACCTGTTGCCGAGTTGGGAGTCACTTGCGGGAATGAAACAGGCTTCACCCCACCATCAAACGACCCAGATTTACCTGGCCACCCAATGTTCTCCACGCTCATGTCTCGATCAGCCAAGCTTGACATGACCATCTGCTGTTCCATATCAAATGGCCATCGGTGATGTGCCAAACTCCGAACCGGGCCATCCACACCCGCAGCATATCCCGCAGCTTGCCAAAGATTGCACAAATACACCAAAGCCCGCTCAAATGATCCAGTTATCGGTTCAGTGACACCCGGAACCAGTTCGGCAACCTTATCTCCAAATCCAATACCCCGAATGTTATCAATGGTTCGAGACATCGTTGGGCTAAACGTCGAAAGCACACCCATTTGGTGAAGAGCACTGTTGTTCCCATAATGCGGAGTCAAAAGGCGAACCTTCTGAGACACCGCCACACGAGTATTCGGACTGGTGCCAAAGTCGTAAAGATAAGAGGTTCCGCCCAAACCGTTGGAACCATGGTTGTCAGTATTATTGGGCATGATCAAATCCTCCCAGATCCCACTTCAATGAACGCATAGACGAAATAGCGGGATTGTCATTGATTCACAAGCATCCCGATCCACGCTCTCCCTACATCAATGCCCCCAACCTGTGGTTGTCTCATACTGAGGCTTCCCATTCCACGGATAGGCATACTGAACAGAATTTATTCGCACGTAACCCTTCTCTCCCCCTCGCCCACTAGGGATCTTCCTTATTGGGCGCCCAACGAAATGATCTTTGATCGGAACTACATAATCCTGAGGGGGGCTGGATCGAACCAACTTGGAAGAAATTTCCTGGAGGATGATAGTTGCCCCAATAACCTTCGTAACTTGATAGAAATTCACGTTTGTTTGATCATACCCCCAACTCGAAACAAGGATATCATCCTCCTGGAACCCGTGCTGCCATTCACGCCGTTCCTGCATCCTATCTTGTTTTTGTTGAAGCTGAGACTTGCGATTTTCGATAGCTTCCCTGATGTAAGCTTCCCTACTGGAATCAGATTTGAAGTTGTAGTGCCACAAAGGCTTGTTCGCCCGGCCCTGGAAAGCAATAGCGACAAACTTGTTGCCATACTCGTATTTCCAAATCGCCAGATCCGTGCCCTCGGGGTTAACAGGATCCGTGTCCCGAACATCCGGCGGAAGGTAAGAACCACGAGGCATAGCAGGCATTCCCCATGCCGCTTCCATAAATCGACGTGCTACCCGATGATACATGACAAACCTCCCAACCCAGCACTTCAGGCTTCAAACCTAAATTGATACGCCATCACAATCCCTTAGGTAAGCTCCCAACAATCTGATTAGCAATGACACTAATGGGTAACGTTACCGTCTTGGCCAACGTGACGGGGCCGTAAATGACAACTGGGCGACCCGTTGCCAATTCCTTCATGAACTGACCCACAAGGAAACCATGGCTGTCAAACCCCAGATACAAGTATGAGAACCCGTATTTATCAGGAAAACCTACCTTCGCTGAAGCATCCCCATTAGGTTCCGGAATCAGATCCTTCCCCATTTTATTGACCACACCTTCCAAGATGGCCATACAATAAACTTGAAGGATCTCTCCGAGGTTTGTGCTTTTTTGGATGGTGATTCTCATTTCTTATCCCCCTTGGCTTTGTCCTTCTTCTTCTTCTTGATCTCATCCGACATAGGAATGGGCTTGCCTTGGAAATCCTCCCGATAAACACCAGGCATTCCATCAGCCTCATCCAACATGTCCTTCATCGTCATGTCCACCTGGATACACGACATTTTACGCTTAGGGTCAATAGTCAGTAAGGCCGCCCACCGATGGTGCCCGTCCAAAATGTGCCCATCCTTGGACACGACAATCTGATCCCCGATGTTGGGGAACTCACCCTTCAAATGGGCATCCGCCATGCCAAAGGTCTTGCCCGCCTTGATCTCAGATTGAGTAGCTTTCAGTCTGCCAACAGAAATCTTTTTGGGCTGAATCTTAACACCCCGATCACTAAAGGTGTCCAACATGGACTTCAGAACCGAACGGTCATCCTTCGGATCCGCCCCCGCTTCCACCGCCGCCTTGCCTTTGGCGCGGGTTTCTTCATCTGGACACGCATCCTTGTCGTCGTCTACGAATTTGCCGTTGCAATCGA